CGCGTTGTTGGACACGGCGGTGGCGCACGTGAGCGATTACACCAACAAGCATTTTGCCGTTGACGGCAGCGCAACGTTTTACCTCTCCCGTTGGCGCCCCGCCGCTTTGGCTTTTGGTCCTGTGCGTAGCATCGATGCGGTGTATTATGACGACACGACGGGCACACAACAGACGCTTGACACGGGCAAATACTACTACGACCCAGGCCGCGTTGGCGATTTCATGATTTACTTTCATGACGTGCCCGACCTGGAAGATTACAACGCCCAGCCCGTGCGCATTAGCGCCACCGTGGGCCAGGCCGCCAGCGCCAACGTCAAACACGCCATCCGCATGCTGGTGGCGCACTGGTACGAAAACCGCCGCGCCGTCGTGACGGGCACCATCACTGCCACCATCCCCATGGCGGTGGAGTCATTGCTGAACACTGAACGCATTATTGACCAGCGGCAATGAACATTGGGTTTCTCGACAGGCGCATTAGCTTCTACGCACCCAGCACGACGCGCGACAACTACGGCGCCGAGAGCGGGAGCGCGACGCTGTACACTACTGTGTGGGCAGCGCTTGACAACAAGAGCGCGTCAGGTTCCGTTATGATGGAACAAGAAACCAGCATTAACCGCGTGGTATGGCGGGTGCGCAGTTCATCTACGACGCGCGCCATTACGCCCAAGTACACCATTCGATACAGCGGCGACACATACGAAATCCTGGCAATTGAAGAAGTAGGCCGCAACGCCGAGCTGCATTTCCACACCCAAAAGGTTGTAAGCGAATGACGCGCGTTGAGGTACAAGGCCTGTCAAAAGTTATGGCCAAGCTGGAGAAGCTCGCCAAGTGGAGCGAGAAAGACCACAATGCGCTGGTGGACATTAACACGCGCGTAGGTGACGTCTACGCAGGTTCGTTGCGCGCCAACATTAAGGACTTTGGTAAGGACATCAAGGTGTACGAAAAGAACCAAGGCCCAGGCCGCAACCCAGGCAACGCACCAGGCAAGGTGCGCATGACTGTTAAGAGCGGACAACTGCGCCGCAGCGTCGACACGTGGTTGCCCAACCGCAATGAAACGCGGGTATTGGCAGGTCCGAAAACCAACACGATGGGACGCCGCAAGACGCGCAAGAACGCGGACGGGTGGTTTGCCAACATTGTTGAAGACGGCATGTTTTTTGGCCGCAAGAGCAACACCAAGAATACAGGCGTGCACAAGCGTAGCAAGATGGCCACGCAAGGCCGCATGGAAAAGCTGCACGTACGTCTTTTGCGCAACCGCTTTGAACGTTACATGTCATGAAGGTAGGTCTTGCCATACGCCAATTGTTAGTTGACGACACGCCCGTGCAGGCGCTGGTGTCAGGTCGCATCTATCCTGAATTGGCAGCGGAAGGTGCGCAAGCGCCTTACGTTGTATATTCAGTCATGAGCAACGCGCCGCAAGACACCAAGAACGGCACGCCCATTGACGAAGCCAACGTGGAAATCATTAGCGTGGCTCGGTCATACGGCGACGCCAACGACCTTGCCGACAAGGTGCGCGCAGCACTGGACCGCGCTAACGTCAGCGTCGCAGTTGGCGAAGGCACGGTGGTGGTGCAAAGCATCCAATACACCAACGAGATTACACAGGTGAGCGAGGACCGCCAATACTACGCGGCAGTCCAGGACTACACCATTCGCATTAAACGTTCATGAGCATGTCAAATTTTATTCTTGAGAACTGGGCTGAACTTACGTTGGCCATTCTCGGCCTCGTAAAAGTCATTGTCAACTTGACGCCGACGACTAACGACAACAAGGTGTTTGGATACATCGACACTTTGATTAACCTCATCATTGCAGACCGCATCAAACCAACTAAAAAAGATTAACCATGGCAGAGACAACAGGAATCATTAATGGCTCCGACCTCCGCATTTTCCTGTCAACCACCGACGACAGCGAAGTTCTGATTGACAACCTTACCGACTGTAGCATTAGCGTTACGTCCGACCTGCGCGACACGACGACCAAAAGCAACAACGGATACCGTGCTATGTTGCCTGGCCTTAAGAGCGCCACGGTGAACTTTACGGCGTTGTACGCTTCAGATGCTACCAACGGATACAACGAACTGATTGGCCACCAACTTGCCGACAGCAAAGTGTACCTGCTTTTCACGCACGCACCCAGCGGCACGGAGAATACAGGCGACGAGCGCTTTGACGTGGCTGGCTACATCACGAGCTTGGAGCTGTCAGGCGGTACGGAAGACAACGGTACCTACACCTGCACCATTGAAGTTCACGACACGATTGTGCGTGAAGTGATTGCGTAACCTAATTTTACTGCATGACTATTACGCTTGAAGGCAAAACGTTTCCCGTGCGTGCAAGCATGCGCGCCTGGAAAAACTTTGAAAAGGCAACGGGGTGCAAGGTAACTGGCATTGATGCCGAAGACGTTACCAAGATGCCCGAACTCTTGTACTACTTTGTGCAGGAAGGTTGCCTTAAGCAAGGCATGCAGTTTAAGATGGACGTTGACGACTTCTTGGGCATGATTGATGTTCAGGACCTTCCGTCACTTATGCTTGTAGTCCAAGAGGCTATGGGCGGCAGTGAGCAAAAAAAAACGGAAGCGACGGAGGACAGCAACGCGCACTTGAATGGGACGAAATAGAGCGCTTGGGGCTGGGCTTATTGGGCCTTGACCCCGAGCGACTCTACGACTTCACATTCCGAGAATTTGGCAACGCCGTACGCGGTCGTTACGAGTTTCAAGAACACTGCGAACGCGGTGCCTGGGAGCGAGTGCGATGGCAAACGGCGTTGTTGTTGAATGTACATACCAAGAAAGGCAGCAAGCTAACGACCCACGACCTCGCCGTTTTTCCTTGGGAAGAAAACACACAAACACAAAAGCCGAAAGGCAACGGATTGGCTATCTTAAGAGCATTGGCAAATGGCAAAACTCGGTGACCTCGTAGTACGCATTGGCGCAGATACGCGCGACCTAAACAAGCAGTTGGGCCGCGTGCAGCGCAACATGCGTAGCATGACCAGCAATCTAACCAGCTTGGGTCAGAGCATGACCAAGGCAATTACCTTGCCGCTTGCTGGCTTGGGCGCAATGGCCGTTAAAAGCGCGGCGGACTTGGAGCAGCTCGAAACATCGTTTGTCAGTTTGACGGGAGGCGTTGAGGAAGCGGCGGATATGATGCAGCAGCTTAACGAGTTTACCGCAAAAACGCCGTTTCAAATTGAGAACGTGGCCAACGCCGCGCGGCAGTTGATTGCATCAGGCACGCAGATTGGCGACGTTAACGACCAACTGCAATTCCTTGGGGACATTGCCGCAACAAGCGGTGTAACCATTGAGGAAATTGCAGCCATCTTTGCCAAGGTCAATGCCAAAGGAAAGGTTGAACTTGAAAACCTGAACCAGCTTGCAGAACGCGGCATTCCAATTTTTAAAGCACTTGCAGACGCCACAGGTTTGCCTGCCGACAAACTGGGCGCGGGTGCGGTAAGCGTTGACCAGTTCAACGAGGTACTAAAATCATTTGCCACTGAAGGCGGCTTTGCCGCTGGAGCAATGGAGCGCTTGAGCCAAACGGCAGCGGGTAAGTTTAGCACCGCGCTGGACAACCTCAAGATTGCAGGCGCAGAAATTGGTAACCTTGTGTTGCCTGCTGTTACCAAGCTGCTCGACCTTATTGTGGAAATGGCACAAAAGTTTGCTGCCACAAGTCAAAGCACTAAAGCGCTTATGCTTGAAGTTGGTTTGTTGGTTGGCGCCATTGGTCCAATGATTGTCATTGTGCCCAAGATTATTGCGGGTATCACGGGGCTACGTGCAGCATTCACGTTGTTAAATACTACGATGCTGGCCAACCCCGCGCTTGCTGTTGTTGCTGCCATTGCCGCGCTCACAACGGCTGTTGTTTTGTTCCGTCAGCGCACGCAAGACGCAAGCAAAGCAAATGAAGAATTTATCGAAACGCTTGTAGGCCTTGATAAGCAGGCGCAGATTAACCACATTAAAGACCAAATGCGGGAGCTGCAACGCGAAAAGGCCGCACTTGCCGCAGCGCAACGCGCCGAGATGCAGGCCCAAGCCGCTGGCGCTTTGGGTGACAGGTTGGACAAGCAGGTGGCACGCGGTAGCGCGCAGAAGTATGCTGGCCAAATCGAGTTTTTGGACGAACGTATTGCAGACCTTGCCGCAACGGTGCGCAACCTGTCAACCGAAAGTGATGCAGCGGAACCACAGGTTGCAGCGCTGGGCAATGCCGCCGAGAAAAGCAGTGAACAATTTAAGATTTTTAAAAGCGAAGTAAGCTGGTTGTTGCTGCGCTTGGAGAATACCAAAACGGAGGTGTTTGGTTTGCTGTCAGCACTTGAAGCTATTGAAGTAACGTCAACGTCGTTTACCAGTAAGTTGTTGCTTGGTTTGGAACGCATGAGTTCAGAAGCTAAAAAGGTTAGCAATGTATTTGAAGGCATGGGCGATGCATTGGCCACTTCAATTGGTAATGCAGTTGGCCATGCAGAAAACATGCGCCAGGCATTAGTTGAGGCAGCCAAGGCCGTTATTATTGCGGCATTGGCCCAAGCCAAAGCGCAGGTTATTGCACGAGCTGCTGAAGGCTCGGCAGGTACTGGGCCAGCATATCCGTTCGTTATGGCTGGTTTGCTTACTGCGGGTATAGCGTTAATCAACAGCGTACAAATTCCCGCACTTGCCGAAGGCGGCTTGGCATACGGCGCTACCACGGCTATTGTGGGTGACAACCCCAACGCCCGCGTAGACCCCGAGGTTATCGCACCGTTGTCCAAGTTGCAGGACATCATGGGCGCCAGCCGCGTGGAGGTGTTTGGCCGCATTAGCGGCAGCGACATTGTATTGGCCAACGACCGTGGCACACGTAATCGAAACCGAGTTATCTAATGGCTGTACACGTACAAGGACGCGCAGAATTCACAGGCCTAAATGGCGAGGACTGGCGCATTGACATTATCCACATGGCAGGCGCTTCTACAAACGCCGTTGAATTTTTTGTGGGTGGTGACGGCTTTGTGCTGAACTACGACAACGCCAGCGAGTTTGACGAATGCCCCACAATCATGGGCAGCAGCGTGTCGTTTACTATGATGTACGACCCCGATGACCGCTCGCATTTTACGGGGTTGTTTGACGACTTCAACGCCGACCCCGAAGGCGAATGGGGCGTGGCCATATACAAAGACCCCGACGGGGCCAACACTTTGTTTTGGGTTGGCACAATTTTGCCAGAAGGTATCGCCGTTGAAGATATGTCGCCACACGAGCAAGTGAGCATTACCGCCGTTGACGGCCTCGCGCAACTGGACGGAATCGACTTTAACAACAACGGCACGCCATACGAAGGCGAAGCGGTCATCACGGATATTCTGCACACTGCGCTCAAGAAGGTACCGCACACTGATTATTGGTCAGGCACTGACGCTTTCTTATATGTCGTCGACGACTTTATTGCGAGCAATTACGCGGGCTATTCCCCGCCCGTCACTTCGCCGCACTTGCAGTTGACGCTGGCGCGCATCTCGCACCAAACGTGGCACAACGTAGACAATGACGGGGAGCTGCAATACTTCAGCGCCAAAGAGGTGATTGAAAGCCTGTGCAAGACGTTTAACAGCTCGGTGTTCATGCACGAAGGCAAATACTGGTTTTTTCCTTTGGGCATCAAGCAAGCGGCGTCAAGCGTTAACGTGTATGCCATGCGATATTCAGGCGCATTCTTAGGATACGTTAGCACCACGTTTGGCAAAACCTTTGGCGGCAATACGGGCAACTTTTACAAGCGCCGCGGATGGCTGCGCACGGCAGCGCCACCATACAAGGAGGTAAAGTTGACGCGCAATTATCAAGGCGACAAGCCCGTAGTAATAAAGAGCAACTACACTGTGGCCAACATGGTTGCCAGCCTGGTGCTCGACGACGAAGACGCCACGTACGCGCAGGACGTGCGGTTTAAGATTGGCGGTAACCTTATGTATCGCCACACGGGAATACCTACGGGCACGACGGACACGAACCGCTACGGGCGCATTGTGCTAAAAATTAGCTTGCGCCTGGGTGACGGTGACGGCAGCACGGACTACTACTTGAAGCGTAACTACAGCATTGGTACCACGAGTTTCATTCACGCCTCGCTAAATGGATACGACAACGACTTCCCAACCAACTTGGAGTTGGGCGCCGACGCGTACGATGACATTACTTGGACCAACACCGACACGGACCGCTTCCAAATTGTATGCCCGTTTATCATTGACCGCGAGCAAGGCGTTGGACCTAACCTAACCGACGGCAATTATATTAATTACCGTTTTGACCTGGTGACGCCACCACTTACTGCCGAGCGCGACGGCCTGCAGATGTTCCTGAACATTGCAAGCATCCAGGCGGACGGCACCACCACCACCGACTTCACCGACACGACCTACGCCGATTACAGCGTGCGCAATTTCAAGTGCTCGGTATTTGATGAAGCGCAGGAACAAGAGTTCGGGACGGTAGACATTACCAGCACGGGCGACCAAGGACGCTTTGAACAAGATTTGGGCGAGACGCTGGTGGGCGACCGCATTACTTCTATGGACCACGGCGTTATCAAAGTGTTTGACGGCAGCACGTACGTAGACGCCACCGACTGGCGCAGCCTCAACAGCACAACAGCAAGCCTTGGCATCAACAAGCTGGCCACACGTGAGCGCATGGCGTTTCACCGCACAGGCAAGCGCATGGAACGCGGGCAATTGTTAGGCACGGGTAACGGTTACCTTGCGCCGTACACCATACTAACCAACGCCGAAGACTCGTTGGTGTATTACCTCACCGCTTTGCGCTATGTCGCCAGCGACGACGAATACGACGTGACGCTAATAAACGCGGGACGCGACACCACAGGCATTACCGCCGTGCAGGACAACGCGCGCCCCAGCAAGGACGTAACACCACCCGACGCTGGCAACGTGCCAAAGCCTGCGCTTTTGGGCGGCACCGCCAACAACATTGTAAACACGTCCTACGTCAGTTATAACCCGTTGGCACGGTCGCGCTTTGCCACCACGTGGACGTCAGTAATTGGCACGGAAACGCTTGAAGGTTATTGGACAATAACGAACGACGGCGTTGGCAAATACTTTGACCACCAAGGCGAGATACCAACAGCGGGCTATGTTTTGCAACGCGCCGTGTATGTTTTGAGCAAAGGCCAAGGTAGCAACAGCGACACTTACACACAGCCTGCAGCGGTGCAACCCATTGTTGGCGATTCGCTCAACACTACGTTGGCGCTCATTCAAGAATACATGAACCGCGTTGGGACAGACAGCAGCTACACGTTTCTGATTACATACAAGGAAACGCAAAACCTGTTGCTGGACATCTACGATGGCGCAGCCGCGGCGTATTCTCTGCGCAAGCTCGACAAGGATTACACTGGTTATGCCATCCGTGTTCGCGAGAGCGCAGGCAACACGCTTGCCGACATCGGTTTTGACTCTAACGGCGACCTTGACACCACGGCGCTATTGAATCACACGGGCGTGGCCAGCGGGTACGTGCATACCTGGTACGACCAGTCAGGCAATGGCAACAACGCGGTGCAGAGCACAAACGCCGCCCAGCCGCAAATTGTGTCGAGCGGGTCGGTGCTCACAGAGAACGGGAAGCCTGCGGTG